GTTAACATGTACATAACCGCCAACCCTTCTTATGTATCCTGTTGAGTATAACTCTTCTTCTTGTATCTCATCCACTCTGTCGGCAAGCTTTAATAATTGAAGTTGATTAGATTGACTCTTGTTCATTGTTTATACCTTTCCTTATATTAGTTGTTAAAATTTAATTAAGGAAGAGCACTATCGCCCTTCCTTTAATATTATCGTCATTTTAATGACATTGGAACCATGGTGTATCTTTAAATAATGCGATAGAGAGCATTTCTACTCCCTATCACAATTATTAACTACTAAAATTCTAATTCATCATTAATTTCTGCAGTTTCTTCTACTGCGTCGGTTTCATCTTGTGAAGCTTCTACACGAGGTGTGTCTATTGAAGAACTATCATCTTCACTTGTTGAGTTTGCCTTATGCTCTGAAGAATCAGCAACGTAAGGGTCTTCTGGTAATTGATGTCCTGCTTGACGAAATGCTTGCATAATTTTGGCTTCAAAATCAGGCTCATTAGTCATACCTAATACAGGTGTTGTATATGTAATTACAGTTTTATCATCAATATCATATGGATGTACTTTTCGAGTTACTATGTCTCCGGGAACTTGTTCTCCTTCTATAGCATCGTACATGTATTCCATCTTATTGTCAAGATAGGACTCTTTCCATCTTGTAATAGTACCTGATAATCTTGGTACTCTAACTTTAATCATCTCTCCTGTTTCTGAATCTGGAACATATGAATGTGTTGCAGTTTCGAGATTGATTATTTTAAAATCTTTAGCTCTCTTGTCTTGTTGAAGTCCACTGACTTTTGTTACTTTTAATAATTTTGTCATCTTTAAATTCTTTTTAATTTATTTACTATTTAATTTATTTACTATTTGAACCCTTCACACTAAACAATAGATTATATTAATTAAAGTGTAAAAGTATAATTATATTTCGTATAAACAAACATTGTTGATATATATTTAATTATACGAAATATAATGTGGGATATATTATATGGGCTATCTGTAAAGTATATTGTCGATTTCCACTTGGAATTCGTGTATAAACTCTATCCTTGCTTGAATAATATTTATGAGTATTAGTACTGCATATGATGTGCATACTACGAACATGAATAACTTTTCATCTGTATCCAACTTAGGGATATACTTACCTATTAGTTTCTTCATGATTAAAATGGTAATTCTAATTGTGCTGGTTCTACCATCGATTGTAATTCTTTTATCATATCCATGTCTCCGAATATGAATGCGTCTTCTATCTGCTCTTTAAAGTAAGGAAGCTCTGATAGTAACTCATCTCTAAGTGGTGAGCTCTTCACTACATTGAATTTACCTTGAGATATCAATGCCTGTCTCTTCTCTTCAATGAAATACTGATGTGCTATGAAATCTTGTTCTGCTCGTAAGTAAGATTGTTCACGTTCGTGGTTCATCTCGTTAATTTCTTGTAGAAAGTGTTCTTTAATTTTTGACATTTGTAGTTTTATTTAATATTTGTGCTATGTAAATTGTAAGGGTAATTCCGAGTGGTCGGAACATAATAGTCTATATCAATTGTATCTCGATTTATAATGTTATTCCTATTTTGATACTAATTGTAGGTGGGGTACGTGGCACTCAGATTCGAGCACTACTGTCCGTTGTTCAACACTACTTAAGTGTCGTTTCTTAAGAGAGCGTTCTATGAATGCTCGAAGGTTCGAGGGAGTTGCGGAGCCTGCGACGCCAATAATAGGTGCCGAAAGGGCTTTAGCCCTTGAGGCTTGTCTTACTTTTCATTGTGTATGAGTTTAAGGTGTAAGACTTGCCGTTCACTGTTATGTACTTGTCATTTTTGTTTGTGCTGTGTTTGAACACCCGCGAGTAGTAATGTACATTCGTCATTGCTCTGAATTATTGGTTCGGACGTTAGAGGGAGTTACGAAGCTGCTTGCAGCTGAGTCAATGATAGGTGCCGAACAGCCTTAGCTGTGAGGCTTTACCCCCCAAGGACTACCCGAAGGTAATCCAAGAGAATACTTTACCGTCCTTAGAAGTGGACGGATCTATGGTGTAGTCGGCAGGAACATCTACAGTAGCACCAACCTTAAGAACAGGTGCGTCAGGTGTAGCCAGAACATACCCACGGTCTTCCTGAGTAATAAACTCATTGATTTTACGCGTGATCACGAGGCTGTAGGACTTGCCAGATTCACTCACTGCCACCACACGAGCGGTAACTGTCTTTACGGATGTATTAGCATCTTGTGCCATAATTAAGAATTTTTGTAGTACGAATCATTAGTTCATCGCAGACTTTCGAGAGAGTTCTAATTTTAGGTGCCGAGCGTAGCGAGGCTTATATTGGATTTTAGATTTGTCTTATTGTTGCCAGGGGGCATTCAAGCCGTTAGGAGTTGGGGGGAGTTTTGTTATAGATGGTACCCAAATTCACACCCCTGGAAATTTTTTTTAAAATTTTATTATTTGAAATAATATATTGTTTAACTTGGCTTTTTTTTTAATAACCTAAATTAATTGATATGATAGCTCATTTAGAATACTCCTTACCTGATGACAACCCTGCTTTTGAGGCAGCGATAAACGGGGACAAGTGGAAAAAGATTGCCACAGAATATCACGAGTATATAACCAATGAATGCTCTAAAGACACCTGCCGCTGTAGTTCGGAGGAATTATTAGAAAAGTTAAAAGGGGTGGCATACGATCACGGCATTACATTATAGCCGGATACTTTCAAGAATGTTTATTGGAAATTTTAGGAACATAGCTCTTAGAGTATACACCTGAAATGATCATTCCACCTTGTTAAGAACCGGGCACAGATTACCAGAGAAATATACATAAGGGTTTTTTCAGCTTAGTTTGTTGATTATCACTGAACTTAACTAAAAGTTAGGTGCGTATACGTACACCTTAAGGTGCGTATAGGTACACTAAGTACCCTTTTTGGGTGTATTTCAGCCCTCGTAATATAGTATAATAATATTATAATGTCAAGTGATTCTTAATTTATTTTCACTTGAATTTGAATATTTTTATTTATCTCGCTATATTATATTGCCTAATTCGATTTTATATAAATAATATTTCGCATACCTATGTGTAGCGTAAAGGTATTTAGTGTATATTTGCATACACCTTAAGGTGCGGTGAGATACACTTAAGGTGCCAGATTTTGGCACTAACTCATCTTCTTAGGGTTACAAACGAAAAAGCAATCAGTAATGAGAGTCAAACCATCGAGCTCTGCATCTTCGTGGGTATATCTAGGATGCAGGTATTACAAGACACCCGCCACAGTATTTTTAAAAACAGAATATTTTAATAAATCCTTGAATGCATACTTACTAGTGTTGCAGGATGAGGATGGAGATATACATGAGTTAATTTTAGAGGAGGAAGAAAATGAAAAAAACGGTAGTAATTAATTATGTCAAGGAATGGAAAGTACAGGAAGGCATAAAAATACCCGAGACTGGGTACAAGAAGGTAGACAACACCTTTATAAAGCAATACAACAATGCCATATATCTATTGGCTGGATTGAATAAGTCTGCTAGAGATCTATTGGACTATTTAATAAGGTTGATGGACAACCAAAACATGGTAGCTTCGAACTTCAAGATAAGGGATGACTTTATCGCCTTTGTCTCTAAGTGCACAGATGGTGACAATATGTACACTCACAACACTGTGAAGAAGGCATTTGCCACCTTATTAAAGAAGGAGCTAATTCTCCAGGGGGAGAAAAGAGGTTTATATAAGGTAAACCCTGAGTACTTTTTTAAGGAAGGAAATAGAGAGAGAATTGAAGAGATATCACTAGTGCTATCACGAAAAGCACTTAAATAAGTTATTTATGTATACAAACAAAGCAGCTGGGAAAACAGCAACCAACGACACAATTGTAAAATATAATTATCCCTGCTTTTGCGGGCAGAATTTCGGAGTATGTGACTTCAAGAATGAGGTAGCAATGAAAAGGGATGAAGATGGAGGCGCTAAGATCCGTCTTACCACACACTTAGAAGACAACACTAAGAGTGTACGCTATATCGAACTTTCCTTTATGGAACTGGATGGGGTCTGGAAGATATTAAAACACCCTTCCTTACATCGTTAATTTTAAAACAAATCAAATTTTTATAAAAATGGAAACAAGTAATCTTAATTACAAGCCTTTGGGCGCAACAATAGTTATTACTCTTCCTGAGATATCAGAGAAGACAGAAGCTGGCATTATTAAATCAGAAGAGATGATCGCCAAAGAAAGAAATGATTGGGATGGTTCTGCAGAAATCATAGCCACAGGTCCTGATTGTAAATATTGTCAGATTGGATATAAAGTCTTACTTCAAGATCAGGCTGTGATGAACCCTATTTCAAAAAAATTAGAGAATACTTTTCAAGTTGATGAGTATTATGTGCTAGGTTATTTTGAATAAAACCTAATTTTATTTCCCATATACATATTTTATATATTTTTACCCTCAGAAGGTGCAGAATTTAGATTAAATCTGCACTTTTCGGGGAACTATACGGGGACCTCTGTTTTTACCCTTTAGTTATAACTCTGATTATATGACTGTTACGAAGTTTAGTTGTGATCTCACAAGGATTCGAACCTTGACAGGCAGAATCAAAATCTGCAGTGCTACCATTACACCATGAGACATTCGGGCGGCAAAGATACGCGATTTTTTTTGATTACAAACAATTGTTTAAAGAAGTTTGTACTGCATGGAATCACATAAATTTGATTAAAAAAATAGCGTTAATACAGGGGGTACAGAGATAATGAGATTACCATTTTATAGAATTTTAATGGTAATAAAGTATAGGTATTATTAAAGTAGGCTGTAGAATTTAATAGGTATGGGATATGAATATTACAGAGAAAATAGTCAGAGGCAGAGTTTATATTAGGGTCCGATTTGGGGTAAAATCGGGTAATTTTGGGGAACTATATGGGGAACTATTCGGGGAACTGGGGAGTCCACATGAGAGAGAGTTTTCACTTTCTACAGGTTTAAAAATTACCGATCAGAACAAAAATACAATAAGACCTCTTATTAATAATTATAAAAATGCTGTCGAAAGAGCGGTTGTATTAATTCAATATGCAAACAAACAAATAACAAAAGAAAATATTAAAATATATTTAAACCCTCCCACAGATAAAATTCAAGAACTAGATAAAAAGAGCTTTATACATTCCTACGATTCTTACATAGATTACAAATCAAAAAAAATTAAAGCACAAACATTAAAAGGATGGAAATCCCTAGCTCGTGCATTAAGAAAATTTGAGAAGTACGACAGGTCGGTTTTAAAAATTAATACTTTTAACAATAAGAAGTTTGAACAGTTTCTCCAATATTGTCACCTGGTCTTAGAACACCATGATAATTATCTATCTAAAAACTCCTCTAGAATGAAATCATTCTTGGTCTGGGCAGCTCCGGAAAAAGATTGGAGCTTTGTCAGACATAAAAGTTACACTCCTGAAGTTGTCTATATATATAAGGAGGAATTCGAGAGATTAAAAACAGCTAAACTGCCAGAAGGATCATACATGTCTAAAGTGCGAGACCTGTTTGTGTTTTGTTGTGTCACCGGCATGGGGTATGCAGACTCTCAAGTATTGAATGAGTCAAACCTAAACCAAGGGCTTATAGAATACAGAAGAATCAAAACTGGAAGTAGAGCAGTGACTCCTTTGAACAATATAGCTCTAAAGATAATGCAACGATGGGGAGGATACCCTCCTAAAATAAGTAATCAAAAATATAATACCTATCTAAAGGTCCTATTCAGGCACCTGGAATTTGAAAGACCCGTTAAAGTATTTATCAAAAGCTTCGGCAAGATATATAATATGGAGTACCCCTTATGTGATATTATAAAATCTCACATGGCTAGAAAAACATTCGTTATGCTTCTTCTTAATAAGAAGGTACCAATCCAAGATATTATGGATATGAGTGGTCACTCGGATTACCAGAGCATAAAGCCTTATATTAATATACATAGAGAACATGTAAAGAAGTATAAAAATCTTTTTTACTAAAAAGTATATATAATATACCTATCTATTTCAATTAAACACTTTATTGTTTCGTATATACATATTAATTTTATATATTTGTACTCTTAAACAAAATATAATATTGAAATGCGAACTGAAAAAGCAGGTGTATATTTCCTTCTTGACAACTTTGGAGACGATCCAGGTAGCCAGGAGGTGAAGTTTACCGAGAAAAATACCGATGGATCTTTCAATCCCGGTACTACCAATGAAGAAGTAATTCAAATGCTCATAGATAGGTTTTATTTTCTACAAGGATCTAACTGGTCCTCAGAAAATGCTACTGTAATATTAATGTTAAAGTCTATTCGTAAGTTATTAGGGAAAAGGCTTAGTAAAAAAATAGGTAAAGTAAAAAGATACAATGAGTTCATCGCTAAAGATTCAGATACCAACAACTCCTAATACAAGAGTTAAAGATTATTTAAACGCTCTTAACGGAATACTAAATCTTACGTCTCGAGAATTGGACGTATTGGAGGAGTTATATAAATATGATCCTATTAATGCTGCTACTGCAGATGCTAGAATACATGTAACAAGCCAGTTACATTTAAAATCAGTCGCAGTACTTAATAATTTTATTAAAGCCATAGTAACTAAAAGTGCTTTAGTAAGACAACAAAAAAACGGAAAGGGTAAATACACCTATCATCCGGCTTTGTTGAATATGGAAAATAATACAAGTGTCTTGTTTCAATTCTCTGAATAGTTATGGCTACACGTAATGAGATTAAACACGCGCTATGTAAAGAGATAGCCGAAGATTTGGGTGGAAGTGTTACTGAGGTAAGTAAAGTTGTGGAGTCTCAGTTTAAGTTTGCTAAAGGAGTAATCGCCACGGGTGATTTCCAGCCTGCAAAGCTTCCCTACATTGGAAAATTCCACGCATTGCCTGGAAGAGTTAGAAAAATAAATAATATAAATGCTATTATTCAGAGAAGAAGGATATCAGGTGATAGTTGATCCCGAGATCAAGATTATAAGGGAGTTTAAAACTATATGGACACGAGATAAAGATAGAAAAAAAAGAGGGGCTTTCAATGAGTTTGCATATATATATCATATGCATGACTATAAAAGCCCTTATTCAATCTATTCTGAAAAGGAAAGAGAAGGGCGTATATTAAAGGAACTAGGGTTCAAACCAGATTATAAACCAGACGGTGTACTTAAAAAAGCATGTGACAAGTACATTGAACTACAGCAGACTCCAGCCATTAAGTCATTAACGGCTATTAAAGAGGGACTGCTTTCTTCCGCTCATGTAATTAACTCCTTGAGGGTTAAAATCGACGAAGCACTTGAGCAGGAGGAAAACGATGATGAGGAAGCTCCCGATATCACTTCTATTGTAAGGAGTGTTACGCAGCTTTTGGATCTGAGTGAAAAGATTCCAAAGGCTATCGATACTATAACCGCTCTTGAGAGTAAGGTTAAAAAGGAACAGTCCAATGAGACTCGTATAAAAGGTGGTGGTACTAAAGGTATGTTTGAAGACTAATGAAAATAGATCCAAAGCTAATAATAAGTGGTTGGTTTAACCTAACTCTTGATAAGTTTAATATGTTAGACCAGCAAACTAAGAACATGGCAGCTGAAAGGTTTTCCTTTTGTGATACCTGTAAAATAAGAGACGGTAAGATATGCAGTCCTAAGCGCAGTCTTGATCATGTGGTTACCAAGCAAAAGACTCCTGGATGTGGGTGTGTAATAAGTGCGAAGGTTATGTCTAAAGACTCTAAATGCCCGATAGGGTTGTGGTAATGTTTACAAATACTATAGATTTCAGGCGTGAAGCCGAACACTTTTTAAAATACGGATTTTATTGTCCTGATCCTCCAGGTACAGCCCCGTACTTTCAGTACTGGTCTGAACAGTTAAAAAGATGTACTGAAGGATATAGTGTTGGAGGACAGTATATAACTGGTCATCATTATTTTTATTTGAATTTCTCCCAGATTAAGTTAACTAAAACAGAAGGTGGGAAGGTAGTCTCAGTATCTTCTAAGATTGTGAATTTCCCGGACTTCTGGGATGGAGATTATAAGTACTTCATTGCTCTGGAAGAAGCTAAGAAGTTGGGAAAACATTTAATTGTTTCCAAAGCTAGGCGTAAGGGATTTAGTTATAAGAACTCCGCTGTGGCAGCTAATCTTTACAATACAGTTAAGAATTCATACACTCTTTTGGCAGCGTATGATAAGAAATATCTATACCCAAAAGGTATTATGACTATGACCATTGATCACATGAACTTCTTAAACCAAAACACTGGATGGGCAAAGCGTAGGCAGGTAGTTGATAAACAGAACCATAAACGAGCTTCCTACTATGAGTACATTAACGGACAGCCCGTAGAGAAAGGATATAAGAGTGAGGTAGAAGCTATTACCTTTAAAGATAATCCAGATGCAGCCAGGGGAAAAGATGCTACAATGATAATCTTTGAAGAGTGTGGAGTATTTGATAATTTGAAGGATACCTACATGGCAACAAAACCATCTGTTGAAGATGGGGGAGTTACAACTGGTCAGATGGTACTCTTTGGAACTGGTGGTGACATGGAAGGTGGAACAATCGACTTTGAGAGTATGTTCTATAATCCGGATACCTATAACTTATTTGCATTTGACAACGAATGGGATGAGGGAGCACATGGAACTAATTGTGGATTCTTCTTTCCTGACTACCAGAATAAGGTGGGTTATATGGATAAACATGGTAACTCATTGATTCAGGAGGCTCTGACTGCAGAAAATGCCAGACGGGATCAGATAAAGAAAGATTCGAAAGATCCTGGAGTTTTAGACAAGCATATAACCGAGTACCCATTTAATCCTAAAGAAGCATTCTTACAGACTTCTCATAATATGTTTCCAACGGCAATGCTTAACGAATGGAGGAACTCCCTGCAACGTACCGGTATATACAAGAATGTAGGTGTATATGGATATGTTTATACATCAGGAACTGGAGAGGTTAAGTTTAGACCCTCCGATAGTGCTTATCCAATAATAAAATTTCCCCACGATAAGGGTACTAATGTTCATGGATGCATAACAGTATGGCAAACTCCTTATAGAGATATGAGTGGTAGCATTCCTGATAACCTATATATAATAGTGCATGACCCCTATGCACAGGATGGTGGAAGTGGTAAATCTCTGGGCGCTGCCTATGTAATGAAAAGAGTTAACCCTGTATCCAAACCAGATGACATGATTGTAGCTTCTTATATAGGAAGACCTGACACACAGGATGAATACAATGCAAATCTTTTCCTATTAGCTGAATATTATAATGCTAGGATTGGATTTGAGAATGATCGTGGTGAGGTGATACCCTTTGCAAAACGAACAAAAAATTTAAAGTGGTTACTACCCGAGGCTGAAATATTTGATAAAACTTCTAATATTTCAATAAGAAAGCTCGGGAGGACCTATGGAACTTCAATGGGAAGTAAAGAAAGAAAAGGTCAAGCAGAAATTTATTTAAGAGATTGGTTAAAAACACCACGTGGAACTTCAGAGTCTGGAGAAAAAAAGCTAAATTTGCACTATGTTTACGACATAGCATTATTAGACGAACTTATCAAGTACAACCCGAAGGGTAATTTCGACAGAGTTTCAGCACTACTTATTGGCATGTTTAATCTTATCTCTCTCTACAACAAAAATGTAGAGAGGGAGCAAGAGGACAATTCCGAAGGTCTCTTTTCGCGTGAACTATTTATTTAAAACTTGGTACGATGAGTCAAATACCCAAACAAAAAATATCCACGTCTAAAAAAACAGACGAATGGGCTAAGAAATGTTTAGACGCTTATATTGAAGAGTCCTCATTTGCTGATGGCAGCAGATCGGATTTGCTTTCCTTATATAGATTGTATAATGGTCAAATAGATAAAAGCGCCTATAGCTATGTACTTAACCCATACAATTCTCCTAATAGCACTGGAAAAACTAGAAATTTTCCAGCTAAACTTCGTAACTATAATATTGTAAAACCCGTGGTGGATTTACTTGTAGGTGAAAAGGCTAAGAGATCTAATGGCTTTACCGATTTTCAAGTTGTAGTTAGAAACGCTGATGCTAAATCCAAACAATTAGAGGATACCCATAATGCAGTGCTGAAAAACCTGCAGCAAAGGTTTATTAATGAACTCAATGCACTAGGGCAAGAAACAGGGCAGGAGTCTCAAGAGGTACCACCTCCGGAGAGTGTTGCAGAGTTTGCAGAGGCTAACTATAAAGATGCAAGAGCCATTATAGGACAACAAAGTCTAGGATACCTTAGAGATTACCTGGATTTGGATGATAAATATCAAACTGCATTCTTTGACTGGCTGGTAACAGGAAGCGTATATACTTATAAGGATATATGTATGGATGAAGTTGAATATGAAATTGTTTCCCCTATAGATATAGACTTTCAAAAATCTCCTGATCTTGAATATATAGAAGATGCTGACTGGGTAGTTAGAAGAAAGTCAATGAGTGTTAATAATATCATTGATGCATTTTATGATGTTCTAACGCCTGATCAGATTGACTCTTTGGAAAACCCTAGAACAGGGGACGGCGGAACTTCATTAAGGATACCATTTTTAAAGTCTCAGGCTTCTGCAGATGCAATGACCAACCACAGTGTGGATGTTATGCATGTAGTATGGAAATCCTTTAGAAAGATTGGTATTCTTATGTATACTGATGAGATGGGCATACAACAAGAGATGGAAGTTGATGAGTACGCCAAGTTTGATAAATCTTTAGGAGAAAGTATTAAATGGTACTGGGTAAACCAAGTATGGGAAGGGTATCGTTTAGGTAATGATATTTATGTAGGCATGCAACCAACACAGGTGCAAAGAACCGCACTCACAAACCTTTCTAAGTGTAAACTCCCTTACAACGGTAGATTGTACTCTGCAAGACATGCAGATAATACATCGCTAGTTAATATGGGATCAGCCTATCAATTATTATATAATGTATTCCATTATAGGTTAGAGTTGTCAATAGCTAAGAATAAGGACAAGATAGCTCTTATTGAAATGAATACCATTCCAAAGAAACAGGGATGGGATGAAGATAAATTTATGTACTATGCTGATGCGATGGGATTTGCATTTATAGATTCCACGGCTGAAGGAAAGGGAGGAGAACGAGTTGCCTTTAATCAATTCCAGGTTCTGGATATGAGTCTAGGTCAGTACATAGCCGCGCAGTTTGAACTTCTTATGGCAGTTAAACAGGAGTGGGAAGATTTAATAGGCATAACAAGACAACGCAAAGGGCAAGTAATGGCGTCTGATGGCGCCGGAGTTACAGAAAGGGCAGTTTTCCAATCATCTGTAATGACAGAAGAGCTTTATAGGAAGTTCGATAAGTTCGTTGAAAAGGAAATGCAGGGATTCATAGACGTTGCCAAGTTTGCATGGCAGGGAGGTAAAAAATCTTCCTATATTAATAGTGATTATAAAAGCGAAATGTTAGATATAGATGGCAGAGAGTTTGCAGAAGCAGAGATTGCCGTATTTGCAAAGAATTCCTCTAGGGAGAATACAAAGCTGGAAACCTTCAAAAACATAGCTCTAAGCTTCGCACAAAATGGAACTAACCCATCTACAATTGCTGAAATTCTTGACACTGACAATTTCTCTAATATTAAGCGTCTTACTAAGGTTGCTGAGCAAAAACAGCAAGAACTCGCACAGCAGCAGCAAGAACAGATGGATAAAATGGAATCTCAAAAACTTGAAGTTGAAAGAGAGTTACATGAGGATAAACAAGCTCATGAATCGCTTGAAAACCAACTTGATAGAGATAATAAGATCCAGCTTGAATCTATGAAAATAGCTGCAAGCCAAGAAGATCAAGACCAGAACGATAATGGTATTCCAGACTATATTGATGTTCAGAAGGTAGCCTTAGAGGAGAAGAAGTTAGACTCTTCAAATAAACTACAAGAACGTAAACTTGATATAGAGGAGAAAAAACTAAGCCAAGCGAATAAGCCTAAAAAATAATATATATATATAAAAAGTATATATTAAAAGGTTTTCTTTTGATATTTTTATAATAAACGAAATATAATTTTATTTAATTAATTTTACAACCGAATGAAAACAGAAAAACTAGATTTAAGCAAAATAAATGTAGTCAACTTGTTGGATGACAGCCTTCCTGGGGATCCGTCCTCAGAAGATGACGTTGCCAATAAGGATAATGAAGAAGCTACAGAAAACGTTGATGAAACCCCGGTAGAAGAAGAAGCTGTAGAGGCATCTAAAGATGATGATCAGGAACCTTCTGAAGAAGAACACCAGGCTGAAAAAGCTCAAGACTCGGAATCTGGAGATGTATCCATTATTGACGAGCTTAAGCAAAGGCTCGGATATGAGTTGGAAGGCGACTTTGAAGACAGTGTTGATGGACTCTTAGAGTTTACAAAAGGTACTGCAGATCAAATGGCGCAAGACCAAATTGAAACGCTCTTTGAAAGGTTCCCAGATGTGAGGGAATATATGAATTATAGAGCTGATGGTGGAGATGCTAAAAAGTATTTCCAAATAAGCAGCTCTGAGACTGACTACTCTAATTTAGAGGTAAGTAGTGACGATATTAAAACTCAAAAAGCCATTGTTTCTCAGACTTTAGAAGACCAAGGCTTTTCACCCGAGGAAATCCAAGAAACATTAGAAGACTATGAGGATGCGGACATACTCGAGAAGCATGCATCTAAAGCTCTTAAAAGGCTTCAGAAAAAACAAGAATCTGCTAAAGAAAAGCTTATTACTACTCAAAAGGAAGAAGCTGCCAAAGCGGCGCAAGAAAATGAAGCCCGATGGAAAGAAATCTCAGATATTGTAGATAACGGATCATTAAACGGGCTAAACGTTCCACAAAGAGAAAAGAAGAAATTCTTTGAGTGGTTAGCAGTACCCGTGGATAATCACGGAAACTCACAACGCACTTTAGAGCGCGATAAGCTAGATCAGGAAACTATGCTGGCTTTGGAATACATTGTATATAAGGGGTTTGATTTAAACAAACTCGCTGAGAACACAATGAAAACTGCTAAAGCTCAATCCTTACGGAAGAGATTAGGAGGCGCTACTACTGCATCAAGTAGACTAAAGGGTGGAAAAACACAGAGAGCTGGTATTTCGTTGCCAACTCTGGATGAAGTATTTTAGAAAACCAAAGTAACCAATAGATTATCGCAGTGTTGTAGATTTATAGCAAGTATAGAAGGTTAAGACTAAATATTACTTTTTATTAATTCTATAATCAAACAAGATGGCATCTGATAATTTGAAAAAGCTTCGTTTATACGAAGATCATTTTAATGCTGAAGGGATGACAGACGAGAATTCGCTGTCAAATGCCCTATTAACTCAGCCAGACGTATTGTCTCCAGTCTTGACTCATCTGGCAGGGCGCGAAGACAAACGTTTTCCTCTTTCTTTCTTAACTGAAGGATTGGGTAATATTAAATATATTCAGGATACTGAATATGACTATCCTGTAATGGGACGCCTTAACAAGAGTGTTATGGCAGTTAGCCTCGAAGCCGGAACTGGTGTAGGGCACACACGTCTAAAAGTAAAGTTTGCGGAGAAATGGTTCGTTAAACAATACATTATTGAATCTCCAACCGGACTTCAGTTCCGTGTTATGGAAGACCCTGTTGAAGGTCAAGGTGGATGGGTTTACACCCTACAAATGGTAACTAGTGACGCAGCTGACGCTGTATCTTCTGAAGACATTGATGGTCAAAGTTTCGTTCAGTTATTTGCACCAACTGCTATGAGTGGATCTCGTGGAAACGAGAGTACATGGGTAGCTCCTTCAAAAATGCGTAATCAGATTTCTTTAATTAGAAAATCTTATCGCTACGAAGGTAACGCTCCTAACAGAGTTGTTA